GCCTCCGCCACCACCGCTACCGCCAAGGGCACTGGAAGGCGGGCCGGACTGTGTCGCAAAACCTGCGGGGGCGGAACCACCACCAGACCCAAAAATAGAACCGAGAGCGTCGGGTATAGCACTACCGCCCGCCGTGGGCTCGCCACTACCGAAGATGCTGTTGAGCAGCGGGTTAATAACGGCAAGCTCCCACACCTTATCAAGGATGTCCCCTATAACATCTAGGGCAACTGTTCGCAGGCTCTCAAAGCTGAACTCACCTGACTTAACCGCGTCTTTCATAACATCGGCGATGCTGCTAAAGGCGTTAGTAGCAATACTCTTCACCGCTTGGAAGACCGGATTGATCTCTAGCGTCTTTCTGCGAATGGCCTCCAGGGCCTCAAGCAGCTGACGTGCTTCAAGGTTTTGTTTGGCCCAAACTTCCATTTCACCTAGTTTGCGCATTTCGGCGGCGTACTGCTCTATAGGAGTGCGCATGTCTTCTATAAGAGAAGTTAATTCTTCCAACTGTCGGTTAACAATAAGCGCATCGTTGAGCGCATTCAACTGTGTCGTTAATTCCAGCAAAGCGTCCGCGCCGAGGTTGATGGAGTTCTCCATCAACCCAAGATCTTGTATGAGTTTTAGTGTTTCTGGCTCTAAGGCACCAATGCTAACACCAAGACCATCGAACCCGTTGTCGTTAACAGCGCCAATGACATTATTGTATTCCATCTCTAAAAGAGCAAACTCGTTGCGTGCCGCTTTAGTGGCGGCAGTAACCGGGTTTATCTGCGTGGCAAGATCTACTAAACGACGCCTAAACTGTTCTGCAGTCATGCCCATGGTTTCAAGGATGGCGGCCAACTCGGAGCCATCTTCTGCTAAGTATCGGAAACCATCCCGTACAAAGGTTAACTGTTGCTCAAAATCGTGTTGCGCATCTACAAACGAGAGGAAGTCACTGGTTAGCTTAACCAGTGTCTCAGCAAAATCTTCTGCGTTAAAGTAATTGGGGTTCGCAATATGCGCTGCCTCTGCGAGAGCTTCTTCCGTTAATCTAATGGTTTCCCGTAAAATATCTAATTCTTCGGTGGCATCCGCGATGCCGGATTCGGCCGCCATTCTTATAGCGGGAACACCAGAACCCGTCGCTAAGGCCGCACGGGCTCCAGCTATATCGGTCAGTAACTCTTCTTCTCTGGCATACGCTTCATTCAAAAGAGCTTGTGTCTCTAACACCTTTGCGGCATCTGGTGCACCGGAAAGACTCCGAAGAAAACGTAGTTGACGTTCAAGCATGTCATTAACATCGTCGCCAAACCCAAGAAGGTCTAGCAGAGCATCCCCCCAATCCGTGTAAGCAAGAACTGCACTAACTACAGCCGCCGTTACCAGTATTATGGGGTTTAGAAGTGTAACCGCGTTGAAAGCGGTCATAGCTCCCGTAGCCGTGCCGATGGCGGCAGTAAACCCAACAAAAGAGGTAATGAGTGTTCCCACACCGGTAACCATCATTATAAGTATCTTGCCGAGAAAGGCACCAACCAACAGACCCATAAGAATGTCCAGGTTGTTGACTACAAAGCTAATGGACGACGCTAAGATCCTTAGTGCCGTGTCAAACGAAGCAACGATGCTGCTACCCGCGTCAACTCCCTCGTTAAAGTCCGTGAATAGCCTTGTTATGTCGTTGACCATGACGGTAAGTGCATTTAGAGAACCACCGGTCGTAACAGACAATTGCAAGAATTCTTGGAAGGATTCCCCCAGCGTGTCCCACGCACCAGCAAGGCCCCGCGACTCACCTACACCAGCGCCGCCGACCGATGCTGCCACCTTGTCCAAGATAAGAGATTGTGCTTGGTATGACTTGCCCAAGGCAATGAGATCTTTAATCTGCTGCTTCTCAACCAAGTTGAGGCGCACACCCGCACGCCGCAACTGGTCCATGGCCGCTTCCGGGTCTTGCAGGGCACGTCCTAGCACACGCACAGTGGAAGTTAGATCTCGTCCCATAACGACGGCGAGATCCTGAGAAAGTTCCAGTGCGCGCTGGAAGTTAGCGCCAACGATGTTACCAAAACCAATAAGGGTAGAAGCGGCATCACGTGCTGCCGACGCAGAAGTTAATGTAGCACGGCCAAGTTCTATAGCCATCTGGTTGACTTGCGCCGTGGTAAACCCAACAGCGTGCCCTGTGGCTTCTAACTGTGCGTTGAGTCGAAAGAGCTGGCTCTCAAACGCCGTTCCTTCTTTAACGGCCTTGAACAGCAAACCACCAAAGGCAATGAACGCAGCGGTAAGACCAGCGATAATCACCGTGCTGGTATTAGCAAGGCTGGCAATGGCGGTAAGACGAGAGGCCACACCACTTAACGGTCCCAAAGCAATCTGCACAGCTTTGGACAATTCCTGGAACCGCAGGTTCTTAGTAGCTTGTGCCGTGTCCTTCATGGCGGTCTTGGTATCTGTTAGCTTGATTTTGGCGTCGGTAAGAGAGTACTTCCATTTATCTACCGAACGCGCAAAGTCCAAGCCATTCAGCTGCCCGGACTTCATGGCGCGATCCAGCGTTCCAAATTGCCGGGTCAATGCTTCCATGGCACTTTGGGGCGCGCGGTCCCCCAACTTACTGGCACTGGCAAGGTAAACAGAGAGAGCCATACGAGCGGATCGTATAGCCCTCTCCTGTTTCAGAAAAGCGGTCTCACTGTTCTTAGAAAACCGATGGGAAGAGGTGAGAGAGCTTTGCGTAGCCTTGGCAAACTTCTGCAATTCACCAATAGCGCTGGTCAGTTTGGTCGTACGGGCACCGACGTCAATTTGGATACCGGCAATGGTGATAGACATTATGTCTTCCTTCCTAACCTAGCCGCCTTAGCCCGTGGATCCTGTTGCGCCATGGAGCGCTTACGATCTGCTTCTTTAGAACGCTTGTCGTATTCTTTTTCTTGTATCTTGTAGTAGGCGTACATGTGGTACAGATCGGTTATCGGTATCTCTTGAACTTCATGGGGGAACTTACCCAACTTATCCGCTAGCGCGAAGACCATCATTGCTAACGAATCGTTTAGGAGTTTCCCTCCATGTCCTCTTCCGTCTTGGACTGCCCGGTGGCCGCTCGGAAAGCAACGTTAACGTTCGCCAACCATGGGCCAATGGGAAGATCGTAGAAATCGTCCCAATCCCCAACGGAAAAAACCTTCTCGTCTGTGCCGGGAAGGTAAGCACAGTTAAGCAGGTACTCGAACATCGCACGAACCGCGCCAGCCTTGCCAGAGCCATCGTCTGTCTTGTCTGCGAGGGCCTGCACCTTCTGCACCAGCTTCACCGATGGCGTGGACACTTCCAAATCCACGTCGTTAAACGACAGGGGAAACCGCTTTTTCAGCGGGGAGAACATCTTTCCACGAGCGTTAGAAACTTCTTCGCTCGTCTTCTCAACTTCTTTAGCCATACTCTTTCCTATCTTGTTCTAGTGGTTAGATCACTGGAGAAACTACAGGTCACTCCAGGAAATTGAGGCTTCTGCTGCGCCAGACAACTGAAAACCAATGGCCTTACCAGCCAGATCGGCTACACCGCCCGAATTGCTTTCGTTCTCAACCAAGAACCATCCGCGGCAAATGGGGGCAGTACCACTATCCCCACCCGGACGAATCTCAAGCACAAGCGCTTCTCTAGCCGCCATGGCGACGGCTAGTGCCTCTTCATCTATGTCCCAGCTTTCCAAGGAAGCCGAGGCGTCGAGGATACCGTACTTACGGCTGCGCACGCCGTCATCTTCGAAGTCCGTATCGTCCAGCATATCTGCTGTCTGCGTAATGGAATACCCATGCGCGCCCCCAATTAGGGTCATGGGCATATACTTTCCGTCCATTGTAATGGGGGTGGACTGTGCCCCCGTAAACGTGACCTTGCCAAACAGGTAGTCGTAGGCAAGAACACTGGACGCGGCAATCGGGGTGCCGTTTCCATAGAACGTGGGGACCAACGAACGGTCCCATATCTGCTTGGCAGCGGTTGTCACCTGGTACTGGTTGGAAACACCAGTAGCATCCATGACTTTCCCGATCATGGTAGTGCTAGTACCAGACCGGCGAATGCGGTGTGCGTAGCCAGCGAGTGCTGTCATTTACTCTACCTCCTTTGTGTAGAGGCTTAGTACGTGGAGATAGCGCCGTCGCCCTGAATACTGAACGAGATGTTCTCAAGGTCGCTAACACCAGACTGCTGCGAGAAGTTCTCGAGAAGGCCAGTGCCGCCTTCGCCAGTACCAGCGCCCGATTCATCGTAACGAACGTTGACACGAGTGCGGTTGGCGTATGCAGCGCGGAGAACAGCCAGACCAGCATCGGACGCTTCGAGCAGAGCCGAACCGCTCACGTTCCAGTCTTTGATGCCGTAAATACGGCGACGCAGGCCGCTCGACTTGAAAGTCGTGGCGTCCAGCATATCCGTGGTCTTGTTGAGGGTTGCGTCAGTGCCCGGGAGCTCGGAGTAGGCCGTGCTTGCCGTAGCCTTAACGTAGATCTTCTTTGTGTAACCAGCCTGAGCCATTGTGTTGTCGCCTTTCCTAAGACATCAGTTGACGATTGGTGGTGTTTGTTGGACTACGCCAAACACGCCAGTTTGTGGAGAATCGGTATCTGCGTCTTTCGTCTGGTCCTAATGATATAATATCTCCCCGCATGGTAATACCCACGTAGACGGTGCCACCTACGGTCTGTTTTGCAATACCAAGAAGGATATCCTTAATAGCCTGTGCTTTAACCATCCCCCCTTGGTAGTCGTCCACACTGCTCCTTATAAGAACCTGAATAAACAAATCATCTATGCCAAGTGCGGGGTTTGCATCCAAACCGCCTTGGTCCGTAACCATAATAGAAGTGTTTGGGGAATCGGGCATAGAGCCCGCACTAATGCCCCATTGTGTTGAAGTAGCCCCTACTACGGCAATACCAGCGGTTATGAGGATCTGTGCAATATCCTGTGATGCGGGGTTTGGTGTGCTCATCGTTCTCCCGCCACTTTCTTTGCGTTTTTGCTAATGTAAGCATCTATCTCAGCTTTGGAGAGCTGAAACCCAATATCCAAGAACTTGGGGCCTGTCCCCGGTTCACGGTACGTCTTGGTAGTGTCCTCGTGCACTACGAGCGCGTAGGACACACCGGGACCGCCGAAGGCTACGGTTACCGACGGCGCGCCCTTGTTGGTCCGACCTGTAATGACACGACCAGACCGGCGAAGGGCTCCAGTGTCTAACGGGGTAAGGGGCAAAGCATTTTTTAGAATGATGTGACCGATGTCTTCCAGCATCACTTCTAAGTTCTCACCAATAATTCCTTCCAACTGCTTAAAGTTGAAGAGCAAGGTGTTTATCTGGCCTGCTTCGCGTATCTTGCTGGAAGCGAAACGAACTTGTTTGTAGCTTCTCATTATAGCCTCACATGACGTTCAAATATCTTGCCATTCAGGGAAGGTGTTTTCTTAAAAGATAATATTTCATACGCGCCTGCCACCTCGAGGGGGGACGTTGCAATGGAAGTCCCTAAAAAGATAAAGCCGCCCTTGGCGGCATCAAAGTCCACGTACACACGGGATCTCGAAACAACTGTTTCCCCGCTATCTAAAAGAATCTCTTCCTGTAAGTCTTCCCACCTCACGTTGATGGCCGTGGGCGACGCATAGGTCTGCTTGTTCCATATGTCTCGTGTGGAACCCGGAGCCCAATACGTGGCGACCTGCCTTAAATTGCGCGTGGTGGCGCTCATTGCCTTCCCCAAAAACGGTGTGAAAGGCAATACTAGCTAATCCGTGGGTTAGTTAAAAGAGCAAGGCGAGTATATCATGGATTAAATCTTTGTGCGCCTTGCGGGCAATTTTCATGCAAAGAGTTCTACTAGCTTGGTAGTCTTGCGCCATGTTGTGTTTATCGAGGAACTGCTTGGCCAAACTACCTGCCGCGCTGCCGTTGTCGTGGGGCACCACCGGCACAGAGTAATCCGTTGCAAACTGTGTGCTCTTGTAATGTCCCCCCAAGACAACGGTAGGCACGCCCAACCCGTAAGGAAGAATATGGCTATGACCTCTCATACCAAAAGACATGTCCATGGAATTGTACAAGTTAGCAAAAGACCACAC